TGTTAAGGCAATCTTCCAGCTTTAGACGCTCCCATAAGAGTGTCCCAAGCTTTCGATTCGTTCGACTTACGTACTGGAACTTGATTGCTCTGAGTTCCTGCTGTACGTGGAGTCGGTTGTTTCGTTTGTGGAACTTGTACGGTTTGTTGAGACATAGACTTTCCTGTTTGTTCACGCCAAAGATTAACTAACGAACCTACAGGTACGTTAGATTTTGGTTGTGATACAAAATCGAGAAACTCATTTATGTCACTATCATTCATATTATGATTGTTACGTAGTTCGTTCCGTGTGTTATTCATAGTCATTTCAGATTGCATACGTCCAATTTCTTTATCTACTACACTATGTATAGTTTGTTGTTCTTTCTGTACTCTCATCTGATATGACGGTGAATCCGGTTTGTAGTATGCATCCCAAGGGTTAAATTCGTCCTCGGACATTTGCACCTGCTGTGGTTGCTCTGCCTGTTTTTGATTTTCCTGTTGTATACTGAGGTACTCTGTAATGGACGATTGCAACTTTGCATTATCTGCACTTGCTTTGTCATACATTGACTGCCATTTTTTTACCTCATCCTCAAGTGGATTAGACTCAACTTGTTGTTCTTCTACAGGTTGCTCACCATCTATGTTTGCGGATGTTTCCTGTTCTTGTTCGATTTGCTGTTCTACGACAGCATCTGCATTAGCTTCAGCCATATTAATTTCCTTTCTTTAAGATGTCTCGTCATCATCTGGAACTGGACTACCCATACTACCGAGCATAGCATCTTGCTGACGTGCGATAGCATTTTGTAATCTTTCCGATTCGAGCCTCACCTTGGTTGTTAGTTCGTTGGCATTTATTCTCTTATCAGCTCTAGCGTCTGCTGCTACATTACCGAGTTTAGATTTAAATTTCTGAACCTCTACTCGTTTTCTGTCTGCAACAGACTCCCTTCGGGCGGTTTGCAAGTCTCCTTGCAATTCTTTTAATTGTTCTTGTAATTGAGCATTTATTGCTTGTAACTGTTGTATTTCACCTGTTCTTTGCATTATACCTTCTTTATCAAATATTTCTGGATTCTTTTTAAGAACCTCAAGTTTATCAACTATACCCATTTGGTACGCCTCTAAATATACATTAAGTTCTGCATATTTAGAAGTAGGTAACGTAGAACCGGGAACAATACGTATATCGTGCTGCTCAATATTATTTTTGTCTTTTTGTATGTCTATGATTGTTTGCGTCATATCATCATACATATTTACTGTTACTTCTGTTAAATCATTGTTTGGTTGTGCTGTTCTAAAATATTTCTTATACGTATACTGTTGTTTAGACATTGCGTAGATAACACGACCTAATTTTATAATACTATGTTCTACATCACGTAACTTTGATTTACTACGTTCAGAACCTAACGCAATCATTTGTTGCGTACCTTTAAATGTTTCAGGTGCTTTATCTGCCATACCGTGCATAATCTCTGGTATACCAAATATAAAATCTATATAGAACTCACATTGTTGTATTAATCTATAAAACTCTCCTGCTAGTGGAGTAGGAGATGGATAATGTGGTTCTCCTTGTGAACTATCTACTTCTATAACTGCATTAGGATTAGCCCAATCACGTTCTAGTTGGTCTAGTCCATTTACTGCACTACCTACAGGTACAAGTAATTTTAATCCTGCTGATGCTTGAGCGTGTGATAATGCAAGTGACCATAGTTTATTTAACAATCTTTGCATTGGCAATGCCCTAGATACATCAGACCTTGGGTAAGGTGTTTCAGTCCAGTTATTAGGAAAAGCTACAATAGGATAATCTTTTAAATTTAATGTGTATTCATCTAATACTATTTCACCGCAAGTAACCATTACAGCTACTCTTGTTTGTATAAAAGCTTCATATGATAAAAGGTTTCTTTCAAAATCACTAGCACGTTCGTCTGAAATAATTAAGAACTCTTCTTCGTTAAGTATAGACTCTGCTCCTGTTTGATTGTCTATAAGTCTATAAAACGTAACTTTCTTTTTATAAAATCTTTCTAAGACCTGATATTTATTCTCACGGTAGTAATCATAGTCTTTTGTTTCTGATGGTGTATATACATCTCTTGATAGTTTGTTTTGAGTATTTGGAAAGTCTTCATCAGAGTACGTAGATATATCATTTAAGATACTATCTAACTCTTCTCCAGTTTCTTTATCTATCGTTGCACCTAATTCAGGGTAGAGGTTTACAAGTTGTTCACCTGTTAAAATAGTAGACAAGATGATTCCATCGGCATCGCCAAACCATCTGTCTCTTGATGAAGGAGGAACGTAAACCCTAAAAGGATTGATGTGAACAAATCTTACATCACCTCTACCCATATCAGCTTCGGCATCAACATATACGTATAAATATCCAATGCCAACGGTTGAAAAATCGTGTATAGCTTGTTTTACTTGAGAGTCTCCATCTGAGCCTTCCCATATAGCTCCAAGCATTGTTTGCCAAACTTTTGCCATCTTTGCATCACTATCCTCACGTGGCATAGCAGTAAAGACTGGTGGTCTAGCAGTCATAAATGATTTTAGTTTTTCTACAGCAGGAGATATTCTATCCATAGGAATATCTGCCTGATTACGTGATTGTAGTTCATCAGACTCATCAGAAGTAAAGTGATTACCTAAGTAAAAGTCTAAATCCTTACGTGCTTGAGAATCCCAAGAGTCTCTAGCATCTCGCCATCTTTTAAATAATTCTTCGTTATATAATGCTTTTGGGTCGTATTCCATTAAATTTTTGCACCTGTAAGCCAGTTATATGATTTCAATTTTTGTCTCACTTTAGAAATTGTATCTGAAGTGCCTTTCTTAAACCTGCTACTTGCAGGTGGTTGTGAAAAATAATCAGCATAATACAACGCATCCATTAAGTCATCGTGCTTTGAAACAGGATGCTCAAACATCTCATCAACCAACTCGGTCATAGATTTACGTATGTATAATTTTTTCGAATTTACAATAGCTCCTAGCGAAGTTTCAAGTCTATCTTGTTTTTTTATTCCACCCGGAGGCTTTACGCCTTTAAATATACCCGGCATCAATCTTCTATCATCTGCCGCAAGTCTTGTTGTCATATCACGTACCATCTCTTGAGCGGCTACGGTTTCTATAGTAACTCTACGAACTGGAGCATACTTACGTGCATATTGTATAATAATCTCTGGTAAATCAAAGGTTGGTATACGTTCACGGTAGTAATCAAGTACGTATCTATTTTTATTTGAGTCTATACCCATAACAACAATTACTTGAAAGTCTGACGTAGAAGTAGCTGTAGCAGCAATATCAACACCCATATATACGTTTAATGGTATTGATTCGCCATTTAAATCTAAGAAACAAAACCTATCTTCACTTTTAAATACGCCATTATGGTATTTAATTCTATCTATTTTAAACGAAGCTGATGATGCATCACGTGCATCATTCATATATTCTTGAGCAAACTTGTTTAACATACCCGCTTCAGCAAACTCAGACTTCTTACGTTCTAGTTTAGTTAAAGGGAATTGCTCTTCCCATATAGGCTTTTCGTTTTCTATAGCTCTATAAAAGTTTAAATCCCAAGGATATTTTTCATTATTTACCTTTGCATCATTAAATCCATCTATTGTCATTTGTAAAAAACTATCAAAGTGTACAATCGTACCAGATAACCATATCCAACCCTCACGTCCGGGAGATTCTTCTAATGCTGGATATACAGTAGATACAACCCATTTTTTTATTTCTGACCTACGTTCCGGTGTTTTAGTATTTAACTCTGATTCAAAGTCATCTAGTATGATGCCAGTGTACCTTACATCTATTTCTGTACGTCCACGTAATCTTTGACTAGTACCTTTTGCAATTATTCTATCTCCTTTAGCCGTTACTAAATCTTTCTCTGTCCAACGTTTACCAGCTAAATCACCCGCTAATTGACCAAAGTAGTACCTTATCTGCTGATTATACTCCAAATGTGTCTTAATATACTTTAGATGGTCTATTGCCTGTCCCTGTTCTTCAGCTACCCAAGCTATAAAATTACGTTCTTCTGTTGGAGAAAAACATATTTTGTGTAGTATAGCTGCTTTTGCTAGTATAGACTTACCAAAACCTCTAGGCATTATGTTGCAAACACGTGCGCCCGGCTTTGTTGTGATAAGTTTCTTAGCTACTTCGTAGTGAAATGGGGGAGATTGACTTTTATTTAAGAAATCATTAGGTAAAAACGCACGTCCAAAGTAAATAAGGTCGTTTAAACAACGTGAAAGTACTTCTTCCTTCTGCGATAACTCAGATGGAGGACTTATAATGTTGAATACTTTATCTTTTTCCAAGGTTCTGTTGTATTTAGTTCTTCATAGTGGTGTTTTAGTAACCCAAATGCGTAATCAATAGACTTTATTTCTTGTTTCTTTCGACTTCTGAATCTAAATCTACTCATCGCCTTCCTCCAAGACGTTTTCTGCGTGGGCTATTTGCTTTATTTCGTCTGCTTTCTTTAGTTTCTGTAGTTGTTCTCGTGAAAAACCTTGAAAGACTGTAAGAGCCTCACGTTTCTCTTCTTTTGGAAACATATCTTTTATCTTCATTAGTAATTCTATAGCACGTAGTTTATCAGAATCCTTACCTTCTAGGTTTTCTATTACGTCTTTGGTCTTTTCAAATAAGTAATCCCTGTTTATTCCTATTTTATCTAACGATTCTATATTCTCTTTGCTTATCATACTTATAATCCTTTCTTGCTTTAGTAATACTCTTGATTGTTGTTTAGCTATCTCTACGTTATTTGTTTTAAATACTTTTAAGTAGGATTGTACAACATCTTCTCCATTTGCAACGTATCTAGCAAATAAAGTTTCATTACCTGTAGGGTTTTTTCTTTCTTTAACTGCTTCTTCACTAGTCTTATCAGCTGAGAAAGAGTATATATTCTTTTTTGGTTTACCTGAAAGCTGTTGGTTTACGTTTATTCTACGCAATCCAAGTAACGTGCGCACGTAGTAGTTGTTCTTTTTGTTATTGAACTTTTTTCTATCTAGTATTCTAACAACCTGTCCGTCATCTGTAAGTGTGTATGAACCGTTACGTGCGGTGCGCCAATCTTTTTCAAGGTTTTTATTAGGAAAGTATTCCCTAAACTCTTCTTCAGATTCAAAAACAAATTCACGTTCGCCTTTAACCTTACGTTCATACACTTTCTGTATCTTCTGCTAGTTTCTTTATAAACCAAGTGAGTTCTTCGTTTGATTTGAGAACTTTGTATAATTCACTCTGTAGTTCGGATTTGTTAAACAATAGATAGCTAGGGTTTATTCTATCTAGGTATCTTTTTTCAAATGTTTTTAGTTCTTCCATTTTAATATTCCTTATCAAGTTATGGTATAAATTATAAAAAAATGTTAAATTAGTAAAGTTTTTTGTTGATTTATTTCTTTTTGTGTATATATTAATAATA